GTTTCCCAGTCACGATCGAAGGGGGTAAAATCGGTCACCGATACATCGAAGGCGATAACGTCCCGTGCCACCGGTATCTCTGCGGCACACCGGATAAGACGGCAGTTTGCAGGCATTTCCCGTGTGGGTCCCGCCGTGATGTATACCAGCTTGTCGCCGGGCAGGAAGATGGGGATGGTCTTGATCATAGTTTCTTCTCCAATGTGTCGCATAGTGGTTTGGTATTATCGAAAGCGCGGGGACAGGGGCGATGCGCCACCCCTTCCTTACCTTCTAAGATGGTTCGGTAGGGCCGGGTCATGATACCCCGACATATCTTGCAGGCTGAGACCGGGCGGTCATCCGTGGCCTGTGGGCCGATCATCGTAATAGCCGCGACGTGAGACCCCCGCATGAGCAACACGAAGGGGCCGTAGGCGGCATTACCTGATGGGTGGGCTATCGGGGTAGACAGGGCGGCTAGGCCGCGCACACGGGCCTCTGGGTTGTTCCAAAACCCGCATTGCCGTGCCTGAGAGATTGCGGCCTCCGATACAGTGATATCACTCTGCTGGCTCATAGGGCAGTTCCCGAATACGAACTGATCGGGGGGCGGCGAACAGCAACGTGATCTTCTCTGAGAAACACACGACGCGATGGACTGTTATCGTCACTCCGGGCAGGATCGTAAGTTTGCGATCCCATGAAACTAGCACGGGCTCCGGTTCGCCGTCTATCTCTACCTTGACCAAGCCGGGCCGTATTACCTGCGCGGCGGTGATCACCCGATCCCCGACCTGAACAGACTGCCCTTCTCGAACCTTGATAATGAACATGCCGCACTATCATGCTTTTGCCCCCAAAAGGTCAAGCAAGTCCAGCACCCGGACTTCTTCTGTTACGTTAACGGTGACCCCCAACATCTGCTGAACAGTGCCCCCCATGTTGGACGGGACCCCATAGATGATCGGGAAGCCTTTGAACTTTTCGGAGTAACACTCTGCCAGTTCCTTGAAGATGATCTCTGGCGGAAGACTGAACATGTCCTCCCCGGTGCCTTCCATTTCAAAGGCTATGCCGACGATCTTGCCTTTGGCTTTCAAAGTGGCAGCGCGGTCAAGCTGGACTTCGGCATGTTCAAGGTCTGACGGGTTGATCGGCAGGGCAACCCGGTCCCCGATCCCACAGTCGTAATAGTAGGTGTCGGGCTCTACGTGAACGCCCTTGGTTTTCACGATACTGTGCAGGAACTCGTAGATCGACCGTGGGGGTTGCTGTTTCTTGACCGGGTGTTGCCCACCGTACACGTCGCCTGCGGTGCCGTCTATCGTGATATAGGCACCCTCTTGGAACAGGTCCCCGTTGATATCAACCCAACCCGTCTTAGTGAACTTAAGGTCATCGACCCCTACTACAGCCGGAACACCAATGCCCCGAGCGACCACGGCGCTGTGACAGGTAAAGCCCCCGGTCTTAGTAAGGATGCCCCCGGCCTGTGCCATAATCGGAAAGTCCTCTGGCGCGGTATCTTCTGCCACCAGAATGCAATCTTTGGTGACCTTGGACAGCGGGGTCGTGCGGAAAACTATCGTCCCAGATATAGCCCCCGGTGACGTCGCCAGACCGACCGCCTGTATCGGTTCCTCTGTATCGACAAGGGGGACGCGGGTTTGCTGGACAAGCCCTCTAGTAACCCTGTGTTTAACGTATGCCAGTTGCGTTTCCGGTGCTTTGGGGAAATTGGTTTCTGCGAGGCTCACCGCTGTGTCGATCCGGGCACGGGCACTCATCTTGGCCGTGCGGGTTTGAAGCACGTACAACACCCCATTTTCCACGGTAAACTCTATGTCCTGAACATCGCCAAAATGACCCTCAAGCTGCATCGCCAAATCGACCAGTTGCCCGTACAGGTATGCCTTTTCTTCCGAACAAGATAGAAGGGTGCTGAGAGGAATGGGGGTTATCTCCCCACTCACTACTTCTTCACCCTGAGCGTTGAAAGCGATCTCGCCCTTGATACCCGGTTCACCTGTCGCCGGGTTCCGGCTGAACATGACCCCTGATCCGGATAGACCCGGCGCGGTCCCCATGACCATACGCTGAATAATGCAGCCCGTGCCCATATCGTCAGGGATATCGTGCATCTTGCGGTACGCGATGGCGCGGGGGGTATCCCACGATTTGAACACCGCCTTGACGCACTCAACAACCTGTGTGAACCGGTCTTCTGGTACGGTTACCTGTTCCGCCGCATTGACTACCGCCGCCAGCAGCGCGGTCGATCTATGGGCCGGGTTGGTGGCCTTCTCCTGTTCTACCCGCGCGGCCACACGCTCCATCAAAAGGGTCGTGCGTTCCTTGGGGATACCCTTGACGATTTCCAGCCAAGAGGTTGTGAAACGGCGGAAGGCTCCGGGATATTGTTTGTCAATCTCAGGATCGACCCCGACATTCAAAACCGTGTCCATCATACCCGGCATGGAAACGGGGGCTCCCGATCTCACGCTGAACATACTGTCGGGATAGGCGCCCAGAGTGTCGCAAATCGCCTGCTCTACCCCGACCGGCAGCTTGTCGTGTTCGCGGTAGTAAGCCCATGCGTCCGTAGTCAGGATCAGGGCTTTGGGGACGGGTAGGCCAACAGTAGCCATGTCAATCAAGCCCGCCCCCTTGCCGCCATGCAGGCCCGGCTGTCCGGCGGTCTCGGCATCCGAATAGGCGTGGTAGGTTTTCATCGTGGTCTCCAAGGGTTGTGGTCCCTATAACGTAAAGACCTCAACCCCGTTTGTCAACCCTGCTGGATCAGTTTGGACTGTTCCTCTGGATCACCGTACAGTCCTGTTTCCGTGATCACGTTGTAGGCTTCGTGTGCCATCTGGACGGCGTGAGTACGAGACAGGGACCAGTCCCCGACCTCATCAGTTTCCGCATCGTCCTTCAACATGATCGCTGCCATACAGGCGGGGCTGTCTGCCGGATACCGCAGATCGTCCGCCAGCTTTACCGTGGCATAGGCAACCGCATAGAGAAATTCCCGGTTGTCATGGTAGAACCCCGTGCGCCGGATCACGCCCGCGACCTTTTCCAGCTTGGTTGCCATTGAATTGCGGGACCGCTCATTGGGCAATAGGGATGCCACCCTGGCTATCGTAGTCACGACCGCCGTGTGAACGTCATGGCGTACCGTAGCCTGAAACGTCGCATGGCAATCGGCAATAGCCATGTGCAGGAGATACCCCGGCAAAGCCAGCGCCACGGCTTCCTTGATCGTCTTCGGCTTGGCGCGTTCCTTCTGTTTCCGGCCCGCGTAAATCTGAGCCCATTGTTCTTCGTCAGTCAGGTCCCGCCACCGGGGCTGTTTCTTCTTAGGCGTTTTTGCGTCGGACTTTTGCATGGGGGTTCCTTCTCCAATAATCACTGTCGTGGTCTAGGTGTAGATCGTTACGGCGGGGTTGACCCGTGGCCTTCCGGGCGTTGCCTTTGAAGTGGTCCATATAAAGCCCTAGGAAAGAATTGACAAACGGGTGCCCGGCCCCCTTCCGGCGGGGTAGATGGCCAGTAAGGTCATTGCCTTTGAGCCCTTCGACCTTGGCCCGCGCACAATCAAACAGCCAGCTATCATGCCATTCTTTCTCGTGTCGGAAGGTCCGGGTCGTGTAGTAGGACACCCACTTGTCGAGCAGCGCCCGCGCGCGTGGGGATTTCAAATCGAAATAGATATACCCGCATTCGGTGTACTTGTAGCAACGCCCGAGGAATTGAACATCGACCCCCTTGGGGGCAATCATCTTGAGAGTGGAATGGGTCACCTTGGTATGCGTGATCGTATCCGCGTCCAGCCACACCATGCCGGCATACCTGTCCCCGAGGGTCCGGGCTGTGTGGCACAAGACGAAAGGTTTATGGCAGAACTTCACTGCATCAAACCGGTAGTTGTAGACCCCGGCCCGATCCCCCCTGTACTGGGGGTCACCCCCTACCTTGCGGATAAACCGGTCCCGTTCCGGGATAGGTTCGTACATGGGTATGAGGTTTCGCGGTCGCGGCAATCCGACCCGTTCATCCGGGTAGACAATCAGGTCTACATCGCTGGGCCAGTATTCCAGCCAAGACAGGATCATGCGTTCGGCGTATTGGCCCCACCCGGCCTCTGAAAACGTGGTAACTACCGCTATTTTTCTGGTCATTACTCTGAACCCTTTTTCTTGATTATCAGCGAAGACTTGGCCGGGTCTACACCATAGGCCACCCAGACTTCCCGCTTGGACGCCAGCCCGTAGCACACCCCGCCTATCGTATCAGCTAGGTCCTTGGACCCTTCGGTCGGGTGATCGACCTTGGTGTTCTGACTGACCCATACGAGGTCTTTCAGTTCCGACCGTGCCAACTCACTATCCGGGCCTTCCACCAGCCCGTCCAAGATAAGCTGACGGGTTGTCAGGTATGGGTCCGGGGTCCGGTCCAGAGAGACGATACCCGAGATCATCCCGCTACGCCGCATAGTCTGGATAAAGTCGGCGGACTGGAACCCGTCCAGAGATACCCACCGGATTTCATAGCCTAGGTCCCGCAGGGCGAACACGAGTTTCTTGATCTTGTAGATGGGTATTTGAGAACCCCCCGCCGGGCGGATCGTTAGACAGGCATCGAAGATCACCTTGGGCATCGTGTCGATAAAACCCCCGCCCCGGTCTACCGTGGCGAACCCCGGACAGTGCCCCATAGAAATCGCGGCGTAGTCCATCGACAGGGCGAGGTCCACATGGACGTACCGTTTGCACTTGGGGTTAAGGATGCGGTGAGGTCGGATGGCGGCGGGCTGTTTGTCAAAGTCACACCAATCTGGTTCGAACAGGTTCTTGCGGGGACCGAAGGCTTTCTTGATGGCTTGGTAGTTGCTGATGAAGTTCGAGAACCCATGAAGGGCAATACCCGCCACGTCCTTCACAGCGCCCGGCAGGTCGCTTTCAAAGGTGTTGTAGTAGTCCACCGGGACCGGCATGATAAAGGGCTTGTCGTTCTCGCTGATCGTCTCTGTGTCCGGTATGATCTGGGGTTTGCGGGTCCCATCCCCAAGGAACACGTTGAACCGCTCGGGTGAGAACCGATCAGGCGGCGGATTTCCCACGGGCGTTTATCGAACACGTAGATGCTGGTTTCCCCATCCCGCTCTAACTGGCGGTCGCGTTCTTCCCGCTTCCTATCTGTGAACTGCCCAGCGTAGTTGGCCGATCCCACGAGGCAGAGCATACCGGGGACTTGGCCCGTGCGTTGAAACCGGCTTTCCCGCCGCCGGGCGATGGATCGGTAGTTCTCCAACATCTGATCATAGACTTCGCCGTCCCGCTTTTTGCTGGACTGTTGGATGATCTTCATGTGGTTAACTTCGTCAATGATCCCCCCGAACACGTTCTCACCGATAGCGGCTGTTTCCGTGCCCGGCAGCGGTTGAACAAACACCGATGAGTTCTTGAACTGGATCGTCGCCTTTCGGTCAGGTTCGTGCGGGGCATTCTCTTTGAACCACGGGCACCCTTCCAACATCCGGCGGAACCGGGAGTAGTCAACCGTGTAGGCAGTTCCCCCGGTCACGGACTGCATGACGAAAGCAATCTCGGACGCGGGGTCCAGCCCGTAGACCTTGTGGGGGTCTCTCAGGTTCATCAACCGATACAGGAAATAGGTCTGGACATAGAGCGCCGCCGTGGTTTTGCCGGTCCCGATTGACCCGGTGAATACGGCTTCGATGTACTGACCGGAACAGGCTTCGATGATTTCTTCCCGAAGGGCGGGCCACAGGCTGGTGCTGTTACCCATGAAATAAGGATCGTCCAGAAAAGTCCCGGCGTCTACCGGGACTTCCTTCTCAAAGGTCTGGGCTTGCCGGGTAGACATAACCTTTTCCAACACCGCCTCATAGTAGGCGAACCGCTTGGCTGGGTCTTCGATAGTTTTGATGGCGTCGTTAACAACGTCAGAAAGGCCGTATCCTTGGATAAGGCCGGTCTCAATTTCAATTAGGTCCTGATCACTGATAGTCACCCGGTTTCCGCCTGATCACCACTGAATTTCTGGCGCAGGTCAGTAACCTCTTTTTTCAGCTTGGCGTCCCATGAGAACCGCGACGGCTCAAAGTCCTGCGGCTCCTGAATAGGACCTTCCCGTTCCTGATCACCAAACTGCACCCCGGCATGGATCAGGAGTTGAACGTTACCAGCAAGCGCGAGTTGAAGCTGTTTCTGTCGCACGGCAATAACAGTCTGAGCCCGCCCTAGATCATAGGCGTTCCGAACCTCTGGTTTCTTCATGAGGTATACGGCTTGACCTCTGGTAATGCCGTAATAGGCGGCGATCTGGGAGTGGGTCATATTGAGCCGCCCAAAGACTTCGAACTGATCCAGTTTGACTTCCGGTTCCGAAGCGTTTTGCGGTGCGGGAATAGCCCCGCCTGACCCTAAGATTGTGACAGGCATCCTACCTCTCCGTGAACTTGGGTTCACTCAACATAGCCGAGTGTTCCCCCAAGATGCAATAGTCAACCATTCTGCTTTTCCCGTTCGGCTTTCTCAGCGCGGATCATGGTACGAGACTTCCACGCATTCTGATAGTTCACGTCTTCAAACAGCTTGGAGAACCCCGTGATATGTTTGAGCCGCAGGAGTTCCCCCGGTTCCATCCCGAGTTCATTGCAGATTTCATCGTCGGTCCACCCCTCATCCAACATGGTATTATGGGTAAGAAACCCTTCGGCAGTAACAGTCCCAGTTTCGGTAGCGATACCACAAACATAGCCGGGGGTTAGAGCCTCTATCGCCAAAATTTCTGGGCGAAGTGTGTGCTTAGACCACGACCGTTTACCCTCCCAAAGAGATACGGCTTTTGGTAGCAGTCTAGAGGGTCGATAGGCCCCTATCAGCTTAAGCATCTCTCTTACACGAAGTTCTACACATTCACCTTTCAAGTGTTCATTCAAAGTAAAGCCCTTACTCAAAAGAGCCTTGCGTAAGCGATCCAAAACAAACCCTTCGTTCTGGGCAACCCCCACTATATTCGTACTTTTATGAACGTACCCTTCACCATCTAGCACCCCCGATACCCATCCATCTTCATAGGTATCAAAAGAAGACCAAGGCTGGCAAAATTGAACAAGGCGCATACCCGGTCTTAGTTGATCCGCTCTGCGCCATTTACGGGCGGTTTTACCCGAAGCAATAGATACCCACTGATGGTTGTTTGTGCATACTAGAACGCCCTCTGTTGTCGTAATCCTAACCCGGTCTGCAACCTGATCCTTTCGGCCAATAACACGTGAACGGCGCATCTTGTTTTTTTGAGAAAGCTGCTCATCACAGGCTATTAGTTCATCCCCAACCTTTATATCGGCTATAGGAACCCATCTAAGATCAGAAGTAAGAAGGCGGGTATCCGGGGAAAGGCAGAAAACCATGTTCGCCATGCCTTCGATGGAGTGTTTCCCGCGCGCCCGATTGTGCCGTACCGTGGACGCCATGCGATCATTGATATCCTTTTCAATGACCACGATAGGCAGCATCCCGTTGTTGCGTTCCAGAACATCCGCGTTGGTCTTGCACACGTAGTACCGGTGGAACCCGTCCACGAGCACGTACTTGCCCACGTCTTCATCCCAGATCGTCACGACCGGCTGAGTGTTGTGTACTGCAAACCCATTAGCAATATAAGTTTTTGTGCTAGTAGCCAGCTTTGCGATATTCCCATCTCCGCAAGAGATTACTGATGTAACCGTAGCGTCAGAGCCTCCCTTGATCTTACTGGAAAGAGCGGCCCCCTCCCACAAGGCTTCACCTAGTTCCAATAGTCGTGGGGGGCGTACAGCCCCTAGGAGTTGCATGATATGGGGCAAGCGATCCACCCGAGCCATTACCATACTATTCCAGTTATGGCTTTCCGAGCGCTCTACAATAAATTTCTTAAAGGGAACAAACTTACCCATTTGAGCGAGCATACGATCCGCCGTTGCGCCGGGTCGCTGATACCCGCTCAATCGGAAAGAGGGGCGATGCCCTTTTGCCTGATTTTGAGCAAGGGTCCCCTCCCCGTCTAGGAACCCTGCAAGCCACCCCGCGTCCCATGACGTATCAGTTTCCCAAGGTTCAAGAGGTTTGATTACAATATCTCCGGGGGAGAGGGCATCCGCTCGCACCCAAGCCTGCATATGGTGCCCTTTGCCGTACTTCTTCTTACAAAGAAACGGGTGGTCCGGAGTGCATTTCAATGCCCCCCTATCCGTTTGAATTTCCAGCGTGGGGGATAGTTCAATCGCATTAAAAGTAACCGCTGCCGTGCGATACCGCCGTTATGATAATCCTAGGGCCCATTCGTCTGCGGCGATCTTGACCATAGCAATGAGGGCTTGCGAGTGGTTCACAAGCTGCTGATCGGTCCGGTAGGTTTCCAGCCGTTTCAGGAGTTCGTCCCGGTTCTGTGCCGCCATGTGGAAGGTGATGCTGACGTGGCCGGGGTCTGCCGGGGTTCCTGCATCTGCGTCCTTGTTCTTGGTCACCTTCGGGTTGGGGTCTTTGAGGTCGCCGGGAATAGGCGGGTTTTCTGCCGCCAAGGACTTGATCAGGTTATCGACCTCATCATTGGCAAACCCTGTCAGGGACGGGTTCAGCCCGGCATCCATGATCGCCTGCATTTCCTGACCCAGAAGGTCTTCGTTCCAGTCCGCCCATTCGACCGATTTGTTCAAGGCAATGCGCAGGGCTTGTTCGTAGGGTTCCCCCATTTCGCCCACGTCGATGACCGGAACTTCGGCAAGTCCGAGTTCGGTTGCCGCCTTGATCCGCAAGTGTCCGTCTACGATCCGGTTACCCCGAACCAGTACGGGAACCTTGAAGCCGAACGTCTTGATGAGTTCGACCATCTTGGGGACTTCGCTGTCATTGTCGCGCGGGTTGTTTTCGTAGGCTTGCAGGTCTGCAACCTTGGCGTATTCCAGCGATAGTGCAGTTTGGATAACGGGTTCGATTGCGGGCGCTGCCGCCTCTTTTACTTTAACGGCCATCGGGCGGTGTCCTTTCCTCAGATTTGAATGTCGAAGTCTTCCCCACAGTGCGGGCAGGTGCACGTATATTCCTTGGGGGGTTCCTTGCCGCTGAACTGACCATCCAGACCGGCCTTGGTCTTGGCGACCTGTTCCCCGGTGACCGCACTCGTGTCGATCTTCGGGTCCAGCGTGGGCTTGAACACGTCCAACTCGAAAGCGTCCATGTTCAGGAAGGTCATGTCGAATTGCTCAGCGTTGATCCGCTTGATCTGGTCTCCCAGAATATCGCTGTCCCAATCGCTCAGTTCACTCAACCGGTTGTCGGTGATCTGATAGGCTTCCTTCTTCGCGTCAGACCATCCGGTGGCGACGATACAGGGGGCCTCTGTCAGCTTCAATTTCTTTGCCGCCAAGACCCGCGCGTGACCCGCGATGATCAACCCATCTTCATCCACCAGCACCGGCATGGTCCACCCAAAGGTTTCCATAGCGGCGGCGATCTGATCAATCTGTTATGGGGGGTGGGTCCGGGAGTTCTGGGGTGCCGGTTTCAGGTCCTTGATAGGACGCTTTTCGATTTGATCCATGTGAGCCCTCTTAGCTTTGCCGTGCGACTATGGCCCCCTTCAAGGCGTTAGTCAATCACGGCTTGGGTTTTCCTACGATTGTCTTCTCAATGCAGGCCGCGATAGCTGACAGGAGTTCCTTGTAATACTCGTTTGCCATAGCCCCGGCGATTTCATTTGCGAGGTCTAATGACATACCGGGTCCCAGCAAATCTTACAGGAACATTTGGAAGATAAGTTTGGACCCAACATGAGACGGAACATGAACAGCGATCATCCACGCCATTTTGGCATAGTCTTTTTCCATCTCTACCGTGATCGGGATACCAAGGTGATTTTTATGGTAGTGCAGTTCCACCTGCGCCTGTTCCGGCGTCTTGGTCAGGGCAAGGGCAGCGTCGGCATTCAGTTGATTTTTCGTGTCTTCATAATCGGGGGCGTCCGGGTCAAGTCCCTCAAGCTGATCAAGGGTGTGGTTGACCAGATCAATAACTTCCTGCGAAGGCTTCACCAGATCGGGCTCAGAGGGGGTTATGACCTTTACGGGTAGTTCGAAGGGTTCATCGTCGTGATCCCCCTCTGGTGCCCCGTGTATCGTCTGTGTGTTGATTTTGACGGCCATTACCGGTTGCGCGTCGTGTGAGGCCGTAAAGGCACCCCGTCAGATCGGACCCCCGTTGGCCCTTGCCCGGACAATGGGTGTTCCGGCGGGGCGAACATACGCAGGGACCGGGCCATAGCTGCCGGGTTCCGGTAATCCAATTCTACGATGTTCTCCCACTCAGCCCTGAGTTCGTTCCCATCGAAGGTGTCAAAGTACAGGAATTGTTCGTCTGTTTCTTCGGCATTGTAGACCCCATCGAAGATGCGGCCTGACTTTGCTGTTACCCGGATTTGCTGACCATCGGCGGCACGGTTCCGGAACGCAATAATTTCATTTTGGTTCATGCTTGCCCCCAAGGTTAGGGCCGGTCGGGATGCTTTGACCGGCCCCGCTTTCGTTACTCAGCCGCTTTGGCAGAGGGAAACGAAACTGTGATATCAACGTCCGGCCAGATTTCCCCGATGGCTTCGAGGACCGGGACCAGTGCATCATTGCCACCTTCTTTCGCCATCTTGGAGAACATGTTCATGAACCCCTGTTTGGACGTGTCCGGGTTGGTGACCGCTACGGTGTCTTCGGATACCGGCGACCCTACATAGGACGATGCGATGATATCCAGCGCCGCGCCGTTGCTGTCCACGTTACCGGTGGTCTTGGCCTTCTCAATGGCCGCGCTGATATTGGCGTTTTGATCCGGCAGGACGTTGAAGACTTTGCTGATCGGTTTTTCGTCAGAGCCTTCGCCTTTGTCCGGGGCCGGGAGTGCGCCTTGCTGTTTGGCCTTTTCCTTTTCGACCTGCGCGA